CTATTAAAGTAGGTTTTACGACTGCGGTAATTTTAAATCCTTCAACTCCAACAGCTATTGTCCCACCATTTCCAGTTAATAATATTATAAACGTAACATTAACTCCTCAAACATCAGCAGTAGGATTAGATTGGTATCCAGTTCTAACAAGTATTTCATCACCATCATTCACAATAACAGCTAATAATCCCTTGGCAACTTACTCATCTACAGTCACAGTCATTGCTACAATATTTTACAACTAATAAAAATTATATATCATGAATCAAGTTTTAACCCAAGAAGAATTAAACATTTTAAAATCTATTAGAGAAGAATATAGTAATCTAATAGTTAATTTAGGTCAAATAGAAGTAGATTTAGTTAATTTACTTGAATATAAAGAAAGTTTAAAACAAACTTTAAAAAGTATTAAGCAAAAAGAAACTAATGAAGTTGACCAAATTAGAAAAAAATATGGAGATGGTAATATTAATTTAGAAACAGGAGAATTTTCTGTTATTTAATATTATCTTTAAATAGTTTCATCATATTTATTAACAAACAATAATTTAATATAAAATAAAAATGGCTGAAACTTTATTATCCCCAGGAGTATTAGCAAGAGAAAACGACCAATCTTTTGTTAGTCAAATCCCTGCCCCTGTTGGTGCAGCAATTATAGGTCCTACTGTAAAAGGTCAAGTTAATGTTCCTACTATAGTAACATCATATAGTGATTATTTACTTAAATTCGGAGACACTTTTGATAGTGGTTCAGATCAATATTCTTACTTTACATCAATATCAGCATATAATTACTTTTTAAATGGAGGAAATAGTTTATTAGTAACTCGTGTAGCAAGTGGTTCTTTCACTTCAGCTACATCTTCATTTGTATCATCATCTTTAGCTCCAGTTAATGGTTCATCTTTTGTATTAGAAACTATTTCTCAAGGTATTAATCAAAACAGCACAGGACCATTAAATTCTGATGGAACTTTAGATAGTGGATCTGCTAATAATATTAGATGGGAAATTGTATCTCCAAATACATCATCAGGAACATTTTCATTATTAGTAAGAAGAGGAGATGATAGTACTAATGTAAAAACTGTATTAGAAACTTGGACTAACTTATCATTAGATCCTTTCTCAACTAACTATATATCTAAAGTAATAGGTGATTATTCCAATACTCTAACTTTAGATAGCAGTACAGGAAACTATTATATCCAACAAAGTGGAAGTTTTCCGAATATGAGTAACTATATTAGAGTTAAAAGTGTAGGATTCAAAACACCTAATTTCTATTCAAATTCTGGTACTGCAAAATCAATATATACAGCTTCAATTCCGTTAGCCTCTAGTGGTTCATTTGGAAGTGCTACAGGATTTTTAGCTGTAGGTACTGCTAACTATTATGAAAATATTAATAATAGTAATACTCAAGGATTAGTAGCTGGAAATTATACAACAGCAATTAATATTTTAGCTAATCAAGATGATTATCAATATAACGTAATAACTGTTCCTGGATTAGCATATACTAATGCTAATCATCAATCAACTATAAATTCATTAATTAATACTATTGAAACAAGAGGAGATGCTATCGTAGTTATAGATACCAATAATTATGGAGCTAATGTTCTTAACCCAACTACTATAGCAAACGGTATCGATTCTAGTTATGCTGCTACTTATTGGCCTTGGATACAAACAAATGATCCAGGAACTGGAAATACAGTATGGGTTCCCGCATCTACAATGATTCCATCAGTATATATAGCTAATGATAATCAATCCGAACCTTGGTTTGCACCTGCAGGTGTAAATAGAGGTGGTTTAACTAGAGCTATTAGAGCAGAAAGAAAATTATCTAACTCAGATAGAGATACTTTGTATCAAAATAAAGTTAACCCAATAGCTACATTTCCAGGATCTGGAGTTACAGTATTTGGTCAAAAAACATTACAAACTAGAGCATCAGCTTTAGATAGAGTAAATGTTAGACGTTTATTAATATCTCTTAAATATTATATATCACAAATAGGTAAAACTTTAATATTTGAGCAAAATACAATAGCTACTCGTAATTCATTTTTATCACAAGTAAATCCATATTTAGAATCTGTTCAACAAAGACAAGGTTTATATGCTTTTAAGGTCGTGATGGATGATAGTAATAATACCCCTGATGCTATAGATAGAAACCAATTAATTGGTGCTATTTACTTACAACCAACTAAAACAGCAGAATTTGTATATTTAAACTTTAATATACTTCCAACAGGTGTAGAATTCCCGGTATAAAATAATCAAAAATAAATAAAATGAGATAAAGCGACTAATTTTAGTCGCTTTTTTTCTTGAAAACATATTTTTTGTTCCCGCAATCCCAAACACGCCTATATTTGTTAGCTAACATATTTTCATATTCTGATATATTATTATCAAATATTGGTAATAATTTATTTAATTTATGTTTTTGACATGACATTCTATTTAATATATTAGAATTTTTCCAATAAAAATAAGAGGGACTAGTATTTTTATCAAATACAAATCCTAATTGTTTATATAAATTACCTTCCGAAAATCTCCTATCAGCAAAAGTAATAATTTCTTCTTCTATATTTAAATGATTTTTTACAAAATGAGAAAATAATTTAGATGCCCCTCCAACAATCATATGGTTTAATTTATTGCAAAAACGTACTAATTCCATTTGATTAGAATTTTTCTGAAAACGATTTTTCCCAAAGGTCATAACAGATACTAATTCATTATTATAATATAAACCTAAATTAACTTTAGAATAACAATAACCTTGTATATGATTATTATTTAAAAATGTTCTTAATACGGATGTATCAATTATTGGTTTAATAATACATTTACGAGCGTATATTTTATTAGTAATTTTACCTAATTTACTTCTAATAATTGATTCTAATATAGGTTTTTTATAAATCCATTCATAATCAAATATATGTATAAGCTGTATATTCTTTTCATTACAATGGTTTGTTTTATATAAATGATAATCTTTATATTTTCCCATAGATTCTGAATGCCAATAAATCCCATTAATTTCAAAAGCAATATTTAATTCTGGTATTAATATATCTAATTCTAATCTATTTGGTAATATATCTTTATTTCTTAATTGTATAACATTTTTAGGTAATAATTTATTAATAAAAGTATATATTTCCTCTTCTATTATTGAATATCCTTTATTATCTGAACAATCACAAGAGGGTAAATAACCATTTGCTAATGATACTGTGGAAGTATTATTACATAATTTACATTTAAATCCAAACTTATTATCTTCATAAAATGTTAATTTATTATCTAATAATGTTTTTTTATCAAAAAGTGGAATTAAATTTGTTTGTTCACAATATTTAACTATTTTTTCCCATTTTATATTAACAAAATTTATTCTATCTTTAGGTTTATTTTTAAGTGAAATAGATACTTTATCAGCAATATCTTTATTCATCATAGCCACAGGTACATTATATCTCTCTTGGATAGTATTATCTGATTTTTCCTTAAATTCAGGAACTAAAAAAGGATTTTCAACTCCATATTTTTTCCTTAAATTATTTTTATATGTATCTTGTACTTCTTTAGATTTAAAAGCAATTTCATTTCCATATTTTTCTAAACAAGTTTTTTTTCGCTTTTCCATCCATGTTTTATCAACACCCTTAAATTGTTGAGCACAGGGACCAGAACAAAATTGTCTGGTTTTAGATAATAAAGTAAAAAATTCTTTATTACATAATTTGCAAATATTACTTACTTGTTCTTTTTTAGGTCTAGCCATATCATTTAGGTTTAAATACTTATACGTTGATAAATATTATAAAAATAATCAAAAATTATATTAATATTATATTTATAAATAAAAAAATAAAATGGCAACAATAAACGCAAACGAAATATTCTATACAGCTTTCGAGCCCAAACAACAAAACAGATTTATACTATATGTAGATGGTTTTCCATCATATATAATCAAAGCAATCTCAGGTTTAGGATTCTCACAAGATGAAATAGTATTAAACCATATGAATATTTTACGTAAAGTAAAAGGTAAAACTAAATGGAATGATGTTACTTTAACCCTATTTGATCCTATTACCCCTTCAGGTGCACAAGCCGTAATGGAGTGGGTTCGTTTACATCACGAATCTATAACTGGACGAGATGGTTATTCTGATTTTTATAAAAAAGACATCACATTAAATGTATTAGGACCAGTAGGTGATATTGTATCTGAATGGATACTCAAAGGAGCATTCATTAAGAGTGGTGAATTTGGAGAATATAACTGGGATAATGAATCAGCAGCTCAAAACTTAACTATGACACTTGCTGTTGATTATTGTGTCCTCAATTTCTAAGTTTGGTTAAGAAAACAACCATCTAATCATATTTTTAAACCTCCTCATATATTTATAACAAAACATTACTTTCCCGAAGTATACAGGAAAATTGGTTTGGCTTTTGCCAAACCTTTTTTTATATTTATAATACAAATTATATTTTAATATATTTATTATCAAAAAACAAACATGAAAAACATTATTTTAATTAGCTTAATTGCTGTAACTTTAACCCTCACATCTTGCTCTGGGGAAAACAATTCAAAACAAATTACCACAGATTCTACATCTGTTGATTCATTAAAAGTTGATTCTATCGTGATAGATAGTATTTATGGATCGGATTCTATTAAATAACATTAATAACCAATAAAAATTATGGATAATCAAGTTATAGATCAAAACACCAAACCAAAGTTCCCAACAGAAACTATTACTCTTCCTTCTAAAGGTTTAATATATCCCCAAGATAATCCACTATCAAGTGGTAAAATCGAAATGAAATATATGACTGCTAAAGAAGAAGATATTTTAACAAATGAAAATTATATTAAACAAGGAATTGTTTTTGATAAATTACTACAATCATTAATTATATCTCCTATAAACTATGATGATTTAATTATTGGAGATAAAAATGCTCTATTAATTGCTGCTCGTATATTAGGATATGGTAAAGATTATAATTTTAAATATAATAATGATAATATAACAGTTGATTTAACCGAATTAGCTGAAAAACATCTTGATGATTCTTTAATTACACCTAACACTAATGAATTTCATTTTGAATTACCTCATTCAAAAAATAAAATTACATTTAAAATATTAACATCAGGTGATGAAAAGAAAATTGATAGTGAAATAAAAAATCTAAAAAGAATTAATAAAAATATTTCAGCTGAATTATCAACACGAATGAAACATATTATTACTTCAATAGAAGGTGATTCATCAACTAAAACTATTAGAGATTTTATTGATAATTATTTATTAGCTAAAGACTCTCAGGCATTAAGAGAATATATTAAAAAAATACAACCCAACATCGAATTAGTATTTGATTATGATGGTCCTAATGGTCTTGAGGAGGAGATTGCATTGCCATTAACGGCTAACTTTTTTTGGCCTTCAAATTGAGGATAGAGTTAATCTATTTAAACAAATACATGAAATAATATTTTATGGAAAAGGTGGATATGATTGGGAAACAGTTTATAATTTTCCTATTTGGTTAAGGAATTATACTTATCAATTAATAGTTGAAGCATATGAAAATGAAAGAAAAGCTAATGAAAAAAACCAAAATCAAATAGATTTAAATAATCCATCCAATTTCAAAAATAAAAGGTAGTATCAAAAGTACTACCTTTTCATATTTATAATAAAATAGATATTAATGGCCAAAGCTAAAAAAAATACAACAGAAGCTGAATTAAGACAACAAACACAAGAAACAGCTGTTATTATTGAAGATGCTTTACGGAGTATAGCAGATAATATAGGAGATTTATTTAAAGAAGCTCTAGAAGCTGGAGAAGATATATCTAAAGCTTTTGTAAAAGATTTTAATAAAGAACTTCAAGGATTATATAAACTTTCATCTACTATAAATAATCTTCAAGAAAAAGCCGTCAAAGGTAAACTTTCAGAAAGAGATATTTCTAAAGTATTATTAGACAGACAAAATAAAATTAATACTTTAAAAATACAACAACAAATAGCAGAAAGAAAAGGACTTAGTATAGCTGAAGATTTAAAAAAAGAACTTGAAGAAATCATTTCATTTAATGAAGGAATAGAAGAAAGTTTAAAAGAACAGTTAGAATATTCTAATAAAATAAAAAAAGCATTAGGATTAACAGGAACTGCTATGTCTGGATTAGAAAAAATAACTAAAGAATTAGGACTTAGTGGTTTAGATGATGTTTTTGCTAGGGGTAGGGAAGAAGCGGAAAAAATGGCGACACAATTAATGAATGCTGGTAAGAATATGGGAAGCTTTTCTACTAAATTAAAAGTAGCATTTGCTGGGATGAAGGGGATGGCAAGGGGAATTGGACAATTTTTCAAACCAGAAGCTATATTAGCAGGAATAACTGGGATTATTTCTAAAATGGTAAGTTTTATTAAAGAGGCTTATGAAGAAGGAAAAAATGCAGCTGCAAGGATAAGTGAGGAAAATGTTGGGATGGCTAGAAGTATAGGTTTAGCCCAAAGTGAAGCTACTAAATTAGCTGAAAATTTTAAAGGAATAGGCCCAACAGTAGCCGCATCTAAACAATCAGTAGAAGGAATATATACTGCTTTAGGTACTACTGAAAAATTAAGTAATAATACTTTAAAAACATTTATTAAATTAAATACCTATGCTGGTATGTCTGCTGAAAATTTAGCTGAAATCCAAAGATTATCTAAAGTATCAGGACAAGATGCTGGAGTATTAGCTTCAAATATGGCTAATACTGCATTGCAGATGAAGAAAAATTATAATTTATCTATTAGTGTAAAAAATCTATTAGCGGAAACTAGTAAAGTATCAAATATATTAAAAGTTAATTTAGGAGGTTCAGGAACAGCTTTAGTAAAAGCAGTGGCTCAATCTAAATCTTTAGGTTTAGAATTTGACAAAATTGAAGGTATAAGTAATAGTTTACTTAATATAGAAGATTCAATATCAGCTCAAATGGAAGCTGAATTATTAACTGGTAAATCTTTAAATCTTGAAAAAGCAAGAGAATATGCTTTAAATCATAATATAGAAGGATTATCTAGTGAAATAGCTAAGAATTTTGGTTCAATAAATGAATTTCAAAATTTAAACACCATCCAACAAGAAGCCTATGCTAAAGCTATAGGAATGACTAAAGAAGATTTAGCTGGTGTTTTAATAGCACAAAAAGAAAATCGTAACATACAAGGTGATTTAGTTAAAGGACAAAAAGATGGTATAGCTTCTATGTCTTCAGAAATGAGTTTGGCAGAAAAACAAGCCAATATAGATAGACAAAGAGAAGAAGCATCTATTAAATTTTATGAAACTTTAGTTCCATTAGTTCAAGAATGGCAAAAATTAATGGGTGCTATAAAAGAAGTATTTGCTAGTATATTTAAAGAAATAGCAGGGCCAGGAATGCAAAATTTATCTGGGTCTATTAGTCATATTACAAAAAATATCAAAAGTTTCACATACAGTATAGTAAATACATTTAAAACCATTTATAAATACCGGGCACTTATAACGGCTCTCTTAGGAGCTGCTGCAATTGGGATGAGTTTTGTCCCTGGTGGAGCTGTTTTAGCAATGCCTTTAGGTACAGCTGCTTTGGCAATGGGATCGATAACAGCTATAGGTGATGATGTAGTTTCTTCAGGATATGGAGATAGAAAACTTGTAACATCAAGTGGTACATATGCTTTAAATAACCAAGATACAGTTATAGCAGGAACTAATTTATTTAGAGCAAATGATATAATGAGTAAAGCAGATGATGTAATGTCATATCCTAAAGGAGCTTTAAGTGTTGGAGGAGGTAGTAGTGATAATAGTGGTGTTATAGCAGCTATTAAAGAATTAATTGGTGAAGTTAGAAGAGAAAAACCAATAATAATGGATGGTAATAAAGTAGGAGTAGCTCAGGGTTTATCAAAATATCAATCTAGATAATATTTATAATTAAATGGCACTTATAGATTCATTAAATAAAACTCAATTAGATTTAACTGGTAATGGACCTAAAAATTCCCCACAGTATAAACACGTTCAAACGTATACTCCTAACAAACAATATGATCCTGGAGGAGTAAATAATGATAATTTATCTAAAAAAGATTATGTACTTGAAAAATCTAAATTAGATTTGACAGGAAATGGACCTAAAAATTCCCCGCAATATAAACACGTTCAAACATATACTCCTAACAAACAATATGATCCTGGAGGAATAAACAATGATAATTTATCTAAAAAAGATAATATACTCAATGCGTCTCAATTAGATTTAACTGGTAATAAACCTAAAAATTACCCACAGTATAATTATGTTCAAAAATATACTAATAAAAATACATATTTAAATAGTTTACCTCCATTAAACCAACAATAATGCTTAAAGATTTACTAAATAACCCAGGAAAATTTAAATACTATGGTGGAGGAAAAGGTTCAACATCAACACCACTTACATTTGGTCAAAAAACTATACCGTTTGGAAATGACAGACCTGGGGGTGGAAATAGTAATCAACCATATATTATTTCAACAATCCCAAAAGATATAACATCCAATAGTCCTGATTTTTTAAATAGAGGAGGTGATAAGTATTTAAATATAGTAAAGGATAATGTTAGTAGATTAAAACAATTTTTAGATCCTAAAAATCCATTATCTCAAAATTTTATAACTAAACAAAATCTTTTATTTCAACAACAATCTAAACTTCCATTTTCTATATACCCTAATGCACCCTATACAACAACTAATCTGTTATTAAATACAGCTGAACCAAATATGGGAATACATTTTGGTGGTAAAGGAAATAATCCTTTAGGTGTATTTGTTAGTACTAATAAATATATTTACCAAACATCTAACTATTATAATGAAAATGATAGTAATAGATTAATGTTATTATACGGAACTAAATTAGGAAATAAATTAAAAGGTAGACTACAAGGAAAACTTAATTTTAATATTAATACTTTATCTAAAAACACATTATTTACTTATATTATTGGTCCTAATGGTCCTTTAACTAATTATAAAAGAGTTATAGATACAACAAGTTGGATTAATAGTTCTGATTATAAAAATAAATTTTTAGTATGGAAGCCTGATAGACTCATTAATCTAAAAGATGATAAAGTATTTAGTAAATCTAAAAAACAATTCACAGATTTTAGAAAAGATTTAGATAAACCAACCACAAATTCTCCATCAGACAAAACTAATCCTTCTACTGATTATACACTTTGGAATAGAACCAAAACATATGGTTTAGGAGATCCAGGTAAATCTTTATTAGATAGAAATAATTTTAGTATAGGTATAACTTCAAATGGAACTCGAGATTTTCCAACAGTAGATCAAGTTAATTTTAAACCAATATATTCGGGATCAGTAGATGTTACTGTAAAAAATAAAGATTTAGTTCCATTTTATATTAGTGTATTAAATCCTGATGCTCCAACACAAGAAAATTTTATTCATTTTAGAGCGTTTTTAGATGGAGGAATAACTGATGCTTTTGCAGCAGAATGGTCAGATATAAAATATATGGGAAGAGGTGAAAAATTCTATAAATATAATGGATTTTCTAGAGAAATATCTCTTAATTTTAAAGTTCACATACAATCAAAATATGAACAAGAAAATACATATAAAAAATTAAACTATTTAGCTTCTCTAACAGCCCCAAATTATGGAGATAGTGGTGTGATGCGAGGAAATATAATTAAATTAACTATTGGAGATTATATATATGAAGAACCGGGTATATTAAAAGGATTTTCATTTGTTATAGATGAAAATTATCCTTGGGATATAGGTAGAGATAAATTAGGTAATACCGATAGTGATATATTACCAATGATAATATCAGTTAATTCATTCCAGTTTACTCCAATTCATTCATTTCTCCCACAAACAGATAAAAATGCTAAATTTATAAGTACAACAAATTAATATTTATAATTAAATAAATGTCTAGATATTCATCACTACCAAAAATATCATTACCTGATGGTATTAATAAATTTACTCAAGGATACAAAACTATAAGATACCCTGAAGTCCCTCAATCAGATAATGATATTTGGGTTTTAACTACTGTTGGAGATAGATTAGATATTTTAGCTAATGATTTTTATGGTGATGATAGTTTATGGTGGGTAATTAGTATAGCTAATCCTGATAAAGTAAATTTTGGTTCAATATATTTAACACCTGGGATTGAGATACGAATCCCTATAAATTATGATCAAATTGTATCATCTTTTTTAACACTAAATAAATAAAGTTATGGGAAATATTGTTGGGGAACCTTTAAATAATAAGGTAAAAAAACAAATAGATGTAAGACAAAGTAAATTAGGAAAAATAAATCGCAATAATGAAGATTTATTATTCTATAATAGTAAGACTGCTTGGTTAAGATTAGCATCATCTGTTGATGTAAATAGTAAGGCTAGTATATTTAAATCAGAAACAGGATTACAATCTAAAGATTATGAGGGAAGTAATTTAGCTAAAAAATGCATATTATTTGGAGGAATATCTTCATTTAATACTACAGATAATGGTACTAATTCCCTCCGTTATGGTATAAATACAGATCCAAAGGATATTTTAGGTATAGGAGCTTATGGGTTTGGGGGAAATTTAGGAACATATGGTTTTTCTTCAATGCCTGGATTAATAGGAGCTAATGTTAGTTTTTATAATAGAGGGGCTTTAAAAAAAGCAACAATACAATTAAAAGTATCTAATTCAACTCAATTAGAAATAATAGATACTCTTTACTTACGAATAGGATATACTATGTTATTAGAGTGGGGGTGGTCTTTATACTTGAATGAAGATGGAAAATTAGAAAATTCTAAATACAAAACAGACCCCCTTGATTTATTATTTGAAAAACCTCCTCAAAATCCATTACCTCCATTTATTTTGACAGAGAATGATTCATATCAAAATTTATTATTAAAATCAATTAAAAAAGAAAGAGAAAAAAGATCATATAATTATGATGCTATGTTTGGTAAAGTATCTAATTTTAATTGGAAATTTAATGATGATGGTTCATATGATGTAGAAATTACATTAATAGGATTAGGTGATGTTGTTGAAGCTTTAAAAACCAACATATCAACAGGAACTGGGGATCAAATAGATTTAAGATCTAAATCTCAGGCTAAACTTGATCAAATAGAAAAAAATACAAAGAACATCCAAAATCAAATAGAAGTAAATAATCAAAAACTCCAAAATTACATTGATTTTAATTATATAACCCCACCCTCAACTCTTACAAATAGAACAGATATAAATATACCTCATGTAGCTTTTCCTGAGGCGTTTAAAGCAGAGAAA